GTTCTTGAATGATCGGCCACGCTTATTCATCTCGATACTTTTGCTGCAATGTTCCAACGAATTTGGTTCGGCCTAAAAAGATAGGCGATTTGAAAGCGTTATTGCTCGGTTGTATCACATCAAGCCCGCTATCGGGATTCGCGTAGTCAGGGAACAATGTGGAGTTCTCACATAGGTAATTTACAAGTCTTTGCTTGTACCATTGCGCCTTGTTCAACTCACTTTCACAGATGTAATCAACGTCCGATTTGAACGCGGGGCTGCTCTGTTCGCTGTTCTGAATTTGAAGCCCTTTGTTGGTTATCTTGTAGTGAGCCATACGGATACACTCGCCCGTCACGTAATGCTTTAGACACGGTTGAATGTAATTGTCCATCAATGACTTGTCGACACCCGCCAATGTTCCTGCAATGACATAAGCAATCAGCGTGTTGTAGTAGGTTGTACCGACAACGGTCTGAATCTCCGAATCCTGCGCCCAAAGAATAGCCTCCTTGATATACTTGATGTCAACGTTCTTGGACACCTGAGTGTTGTCCTTTAGAAAGTCCTCCGATATGAATAGAGCCGTTGCCATTATACTTTAGATTTTACAATTACTGATTCCCAAGCATGGCGACAATATGATGTAGTAACGTCTGTTCCTTTGCGCGTCCAAAATCCGCCTCTACGCATCCACACGTTTCTATCTTCGCGCATAGAAATAGCTTGTATGTCCTCCGATGTCCATAGTTTCGTTTCACTACTTGCCATCATTTTACGGCAGAATTGCCGGGTTGTAGGTAGAACATCCGCGCCCGTTGCCTCTTGGCTTTTAACGTAGCGATAAGCGATTTTGAACGACACGCCCATCGGCTTTGCTTTTGCCAGTTCGCTCAATCCGTTCTTACTTACTTCATAGGCTATTTGCGAACTACCTGCGACCGTTTGACTTCCTACTGATAACAAACCTTGCCGCGCCAATTCGATCACACCCTGCGCCACAACGTCAACGGACGTTCCAAGCAATTCAGCGATTGCCGAATAGGTTACAACTGGATTCTCTTTTATCGCGTTCAATACACCCATCAAGAACGGGTCGGCATCAAATCCGTATCTTTTAACACCGTCCTCGAAAGCCATCCATTCCTTTTCAGAATTGAAGTGGCAATGTCTCAATGGTTTAACCACCTCCCATTCAGAAAGGCTTAATCCGACCGTTGCGAAAGCGTCCGCAATTCGGTTTTCGCTTTCAAAATCTTCGGAAGCAAGTTTCAATTCGGTTGCAATTTGTGCGGGCTGCATTGGTGGTAATCCGACCGCCTCACGAATCTCGTCACGGGTCATCACGCTAACCTTTGTCATTTCGCTGTAACCTTCGCTTATCGGCTCGCTGTCAATGATTGATAAACGCTTTTCAAATCCGTTCAATGCGGCCAACTCATTGAAGATGTCAATGATGAACGCTTGACGCGCACGGACGTAGGTGTTTTTGAATAGTTCGTAGCTATCGCGTATTTGAGTTCTGCCGCTGAATACGCCCTCTTCTTTGATGCCGAATAGAGCAGGGTCAACAACCCTGTGACCGCTAAAAATCTCTTGCTGTACGGTCTTGTTCAGAATATCAAACCGATCCTCAAAGCCGTTCGATGACATCGGGTCAATCTGTACGCCCTGCTCTTTGCTGTCGTTGAATAACAGAAGTATCTTGTTGGCGTTATCCGTTCCGCTGAACTTCTCCTCGATCTTCTCTTCGATCTTTTCTTGCTCCTCCTCAGTTGGTTGGCCGTTGTTGAAGCTGAAAACAGTTCCCGCCATGAACCCGTTCTTAACGCTGTTCAGGTGAAAGTTTGCAATCTCGCTATCCAGTTCAATGTACGGGATTGCGCCCAAATAAGGAGGCAAAGGATAGTGGTCTGCTTTCGGGTGGTACGCCTTGATGTAAAGTAGTTGCTTGCCGCTTGGTTTGTTCCAATCGAACGCGGGAATGGTTGTGATGGTGTCGGCCTTTGCTTTCTTCCAGTCATCGCAATGGTAGAAAGTTTTACCGTCCTTGTTCACCCGATATTTGGCGAACTCAGCATGGTATATTTCGGCCATCTTGCCCTTCTTGTCGTAAAGGATTTCCAAAGCAAACCCTCCGAATATCTCAAGATCAAGCGAACACATCGCAATCAAATCATTGAGGCTTTGCATCGGGTTCGGTTCATTAATGAACTTCGACAACTTTGCCACCTGTTCGGTGTTCAGCCCCCTGTCGTTCACGCTTACGCCCTGACCGATAACGTAGTCCACCTTTCCGTTGACAATAGCGTAGTGCTTGGCCGAACGGTCGTAGATGTGGAGAAGGTAGTCAGGGTAGCGGTTGATCCACGGTGCTTCCGTTCCGTACAAAATCCAATCTTTGCTCGCCTGTTCCTTAAATTCAGGTACTTTGTGCGCTTGGAACTCCAATACCGATACTGCCGTCTTACCCATTGTACACGCTTATTAATTGGTTATCGTTGCCAGTATATGTTGGTGTTGCGGTTGTTGTCCCCGTGACTATACACATCCCCGTTTCAAGTGCGGTCAATCCAGTCGGGTTAAGGTTGCTCGCGCTTGCCTGTCCGTAGATGGTGTAGTGCCATTCGCCCTCCAATGTCAATTTCACCTGTGCGTTGGTTGCCGTAGGTGTGGTCGTTTCGGTAATGGTGAACGCATTGTATCGGTCTTGAAACGCGCTTGAATCATCGGCAATGCAATACTTCGTTTCCGTAGATGTCAGGTTCTGAAAGGCAAATAGGTAATGTGCTGCCGTACCTTTTTCAGTAGTGGTCACGACAACAAGATTGGCCTGTCCTTTCGTTATCCGAATCATTAGGTCAAGGCAATGAAATACTCAATATCAACAGACGCTGTATCTGCTATTGCCGTAATTGAGGCGATTGTATCCCATGCAGCCCACGGAGTAGCTACTTCAATATTACCGTTGTGCAACTCAAACGATTTACCCGCTTGCAACTGAATGTAAACAGGTGTGTCAGCGGTTGGTACTATCTTGATCTTAACGAAATTAGTGTCATCCTTATTCGTAATGCGAAGATATGCAATAGCCGACCGAACAAACGTACCTGCCGCAACCGCTGTGCCGTAGTTAACTACGGTCACTTCGCTTGTAGGTATGGTCACTATCCTATTGTCCACTTCGCTGATGTTGGCAACGGTGAGCGTGTTTGTACTTCCTTGATTCTTTCCGTTGATACTGACCGTTTCGGTTATTACCGTGGTCAAAGTAGCGTTTACGAGTGTGGTTGCCATTGGTTGCTTTTACTTAAATATAAGATTGTGCCGTTTTGTTTCAAAAAAAAAGCCCCACATAATGCAGGGCTTTCTTCAATCGTTAATATGCGTTATGCCGTGATTGAGGCAAGTAGTGCAGATGGTATAGAGATCATCGGATTCGGCTCAAGTCCATTGAAGGTCATTGTGTACCCGTTAAGATCTGCGAATGCCGTGCCAGTTGCACCCGTTCCTGAAGCGAAGTCTAGCCCGTTGGCGTAACCTGCCACCCAATACTGCGGTGTTGCTTCGTTCGTTTCAATGATCGCAACTACGCGATTCTTAGCCAACAGTTGCATTTCGTTTCGCTTAGTGACTTCCAGTTTACGAAGTACGAAAGTGAGCGAAGGTACATAGTGCAATGATCCGTTTCGGTTGCCCGCTGTCGGGTCATCGCTGAACATACTCTCTTCCTTAGTCAACTCATACTTTCGGAATGACTGAGTAGCTGCCGAGAATGAAACGATCGCGCCCGTGGTCACCGTTGCGTTCATCGCAACGTAATCAGCAAGAGCCGCAAACCTGACAGACTTGATGCCTCCAATGTCCTCTTTACACCCTAATGTAAATCCTTGTGTTAATGCGCAAGCCATGTTTTTGAGTGTTTTAAAAGGGGTGAACCGAAGCCCACCCCTTGATTAGTTAAAGAACGATTGCAGCGATTTCAGCAGGGAAGGCAACCTGTGTGCCGACCTTCATTTCCAATGCGGCCTTCACCTTTCGGTCATCTTTCGAGTACCATACTTCCAATGAAGAGAAGTCTGATTCAGCGTCAACCCCGATGAAGAACTGTGATGCAGATCCTGCGTACACTTTCTTTGTACCTGTCAACCCTTGAACTGGAATGAATTTCAGGTTAATACCGTTGAAGATAAGACCTTCGGCAGCTTCCGTGTCAACAGTTCCTTTTACACCTGCGTTCAGAACTGTTCCGTATGTTGAACCTCCCACAACCAATGCTTGAACAAGCACAGCGTAAGTGTCATATCCTACGAATCCGATCAGGTCGCTTTTCGATGTCAACCCTGCCGTAGCAAGTGAGTTGTACAATCTAAACGCCATCTCTTGAGCGTTTGCAGCGGTGAAAGCTGTGGTCAATGGAGTACCTCCAAGGTTTGCATTGATGTAACCGCTTCCGATTGTGGTAATGAAACCATCCCAAAACGCACCGTTGTTGGCCGTTGGTGCAGAAACGCTACCTTGCCAAATGTATTTGTCGATTTCAGAACCAACTTGAGCAAGCAAGTTCTCGGTCATCTTTGCGAACACCTCCTCAGGTTGAACTGTTTCAGAATGCGCCCCTGCCTTCATTTTGGTTGCGAAGAACTTAGTCTCCAAATCCTTTGGACACCATTCTACGTTCACCTTGAACTTACCCGGAGTGAGCGTTCTTTGTGTGAACACGGTTGCTCCACTCGCATCAAAGCTACATCCATCTGCTTGGAAGTAAACTGATTGAGAAAGTAGTGGAAGTTTCGTTGGGGTTTTCACGTTTGGAATAACCTCAACAAGATTCATCATTTTTGCTGTGTTGACGGTCGCTGCCATCAAAGGGAACGCATTCTCCTCGATGTAGTTTACCAGTCCAGCTACGTTAAATGCGCTTGCCATTGTAGTTAGTTTTTAGATTGTTTTTTTGTGGATCTTAGTTGCAACCACTTGTTTAGGTTGTCGTTTGGTTGTTCGTCTGTTTTGAAGTAGTTCTCTACTTTCTTGGTCGGCTGTTCTGTCGGTGTTGCCACAAACTTCTCGAACAGGTCGGCCAATTCGTTGACCGCTTTTTTCAGGTCGGTAACATCGGCCTCGCTTGCAAACTTCATGTTATTGATTCGCTCGCTGATCTGACTTGCAACCTTGCCCATGACGGCCTTTTGAATGTCCTCCATGTTCAACTGTGGAGGTGCAGGTGCAGCGGGTGCGGCATCCATTACCTCTTCAACTTCAATCTCCTTTACAGGGGCTGCAATAACCTCAAGGATCAAACCGCCTTCTGTGCTTACAACGCTTCCGTCCTCAAGTTGATGTTGTGCATCGGGTGCAGGAAGCAATTCGCCATCTGCGCCAATGACCTGAACGGTTGCACCAACGGCTACTTCGGGTTCAATCCTTACGATTGTTCCGTCAACCAGTTTCGCGTCAACGAATTTCTGAACTGAGCCGAACAATAGCTTCTTGATAGCGGGCATCTTTGCCTTTATTTCTTCTGAAATATTCATAGCTTGTTTTTTAGTAAATATTGGATTGTTTCAAAGTGTACCATTTGCCCCACTGATCTGCTCCATGATCTCGCGGATTATGCGTTCATCCATCGTGCGTTCAACCGCTTCGTCAAAGATTCCCTCCACGCTGAAACCTCTGAATGTGCCGTCCTTGACCTTTGCCCATGTCTCATCATCATCAACCTTGAATGAACCGAACCACGAGCCGTCAGGCAACTCTTCAAAGCCTTCGGGTGTTTTGATTCCACGGGTCGCATCAATGATGAACGATTCAAACATGAACACGTCTTTGACATCTGTTTCGTGCATCTGATTAACCTCGGACAGCCGACCCTCACGCATGAATTTGTAAACTATCTTCTTAATCGCGTCTGCGCTAAATAGGACGTAATACTCTTCACCGTCCTTTGCTCTTCGGTAGATGGGTTGACCTGCTACCATTAATGCACCCGACACTATGCGCCTATCCGCATCTTGTATCTTGAATGCGTGTGGTTGCTTGCTGAATGCCATCCAATCGCGCTTGATTGCGGGATCGTCAACGAATGAAACCTTTTCAACACGGGTTTCATCATCCATTTCGTCAATTGTCAGGTGTATTAATTTACGTTCCATGATGTTTAGTTTTAACCGCCTCCGAAGGTGGCCTGTGATTCTATTTGGTTAATATTATTCTGTGAGCCTGTTATCTGAGTTTCAACCACGAAAGCCTGAATAGGCATCAATTCAGCCTGTTCGGTGTTGCCTAATTGGGTCGTATTCGTGGTCACGGGGTCTATTTGTGGTGCTGTTGATGCCATTGATGTAACCGATGACGCGCTTGGTAATGATGGTGCGCCTCCGGGCGTACTCGCCAATACTGCCGTTGCCGAAGCCATCGCGCCTAAAACAGTCGCTATCGTTGTCGCAATGAATACGGGTGTTGCCACAAATGCACCCACCCCTGTTCCCTGTGCTGACGTGGTTGCCCCTGCAATACCCGCTGAGATTGCCATTGCGGTATCAATTGCTATCTGAGCGACCGCCAAGGCTTTCTTTGCAGCCATCGCGCCCTTACCCTCCTCTTGTATCATTGAGGATATTGCTGATAGTGAACCGCTAATTGACCTTGCTATTATCATTCGCGCTTCACCCGCTTTCTTCTCGTCAGCCTGTCGTTTCTCGTTGGCCTCACGCCTTGCCTTTGTGATAGCTTCCTCGGTTGCTTTTTCTTGATCTATTTTCTTTTGATCATATTGGGCTTGAAGGTCATTACGCAACCTCATCTGCTCCTCTTCATACAACAGTTCAGCCGCGGCTAATTCCTGTTTTAGAACTTGTTTATTGGCTTGGTTTTCAGTTATAGCTAATACAACCGCTTCATATTTTTTTTCCTCGGCATCCAGTGCCCTTTGTATTTCTAATTGTAGTTCTTCTTCCGCTGTAACCGCCTTACGTTCTGAAATATATTCATCGATTTTATCTTGGTTTTCTATTCTCTTTTCCGCTGCTTTTATTGCGGCTTCTTCAGCTGCCTTTTTTTCTTCTGCCAGTTCTTTAGCCTGTTGCAACTCAGCATCATTCCTTGCTTTCTTATCCGCCAAGTGTTGTGCGTCTCTTTCCTTGTCAGCCGCTGCCTCTTCGTTCTTCAATCCCTGAACCTCCGAACCTAACCGCTTTTGGCGCATGATGGTTTCGCGTTCAAGGTCTGCCATCCTAACCTTCGCTTGGTCAACTTGGTCACGCTCCTCTTCGCTCGCATCGGCCTTTCGGTTCATGTTGTCCTCCAACGCTTTCAGCTTCATTGCCGCAATCTGCAACTCTTCACGCGCCACCGCCTCTTCAATCGCCCCTGCTTTCTGAACTGCCGCGATACGTTCTTCCGTTGACTTGGTCATGTCATCGGCTATCAATCGGGCTTTGGCGATTTCCTTATTCGCCTCAGCACGTTTAACGGTCAGGTCACCTTCGGCCTCTTCAACCTTGTTCAATGCGTTCGCGTTCGCAATAGCCGCATTGGTGTTGTCCTTGATCTTAGATGTGAGGTCGGAGAAGTTCAACGTCATTATAGCATCGGCAACCGTTCGCACAACCGCGCCAAGCCCTGCCATTACCACGCGTAATTTCTGCGCTCCCTTTTCTGTTTCGGTGAAGTAGGTTATGAGCGTTCCAATGAGAACTACAAACGCACCTACGCCCGTTGCAATCCACGCGACTTTGACCGTTCCTAAAGATGAAACGAACTTACCAACGCCTGATGTTAGCCCGTTCATTGCCGTGGCAGCCTGTCCAATAGGGCCGGGGATTATTGACGCGGCATCTGCACCTGCTTTGAAGCCCGATGACATTGCCTGAGACGTTTTATCTGTCTCTTTCTTTAGGTTCTTAACGCGGTCTTTTGTGTTGTCGAGTTGCTTATCAACACTCTTCAACGCTGCCGAAACATCATCGTCCTGAACCTCAAGATCAATGATAACCTTTTTAGTGTCGGCCATTATATTTTAATTAGAACATAGGTGAGGTAAACTGTGATGTCTGAATCGCCTGCCGTTGGGTTGCCTGTTCTAGCGATTACGAAAACATCGGTGGCCGAAAGCACTTGGGTTTGTCCTGCGGTCGGATTTTCAGGTGAATATGATGTGGTGGTCTTGCTCACGGTCGATGCAAGAAAGTTATTCCCTATCGTTCCAAGTGCTGCCGCGCCTCCGTTTGTCAATTGCAATTGCGTGTTTGTGGCATAGGCTGCGCTGTTGTAAACGATGGAAGCCGAAGCCCCAAGTACCTGCGTATAATACCCACTTGGAACGGTCAACCCGAAGGCAACTGGAACGCTGTTAAGTGTCAACACCTGAGCCGTTGGTATAACCAACTTCGCCCGACCTCCCAAATGAACAATGCCATTTGTGCCGCGTGTCCAAAGCGAATCATTCGCCTCGTTGTAGAACATCTCGCCCTTGTAAATATCCGTAGCTAACCATGTGCCGTCCGTATGGTCTGACGAAGATGGAACTGTTGGTATAGTGCTTGCCGTTGCCGTGCGCTTCATTATCTGACGCGCGTTCATTGTATTAGCCATTGATCAAATTTGTTAAGGTTGTTGTGTTAATCGCTTGAACTATGTTGAACCCTCCATCGACCACCCTTATCAATGATTGGTCGTTCGGGTCGAGTGCAATGTCAAATCCTCCGTCTATTACGCTTATCGGGTAGGTGAACTCGCCATCCAACACCGTGACGTTGGACTGCCCAACGGTCACGCCTTCTGTGTTGATTATGGTCACGTTGTACGCACCATTCACAACCGCGTTCCTGTTTCCAATGATGGTCACGTTGTAGCTGCCGTCACCTATGTAATTGTAGTTGCCTGTAATGCCATAACCGAAGGCCGCTGATGACACTCGATTGAATCGCCCATTGACCGTGCCTTGAAATTCGGGCAGTTCATTGCTGCTCGTCTTGCTTGTCTTATTGGTAACGGGTTTTTCCTCCCAATTCAGACCGCTTCCAACCGTGCCGCCTGTGCCATTGGTGAACGTAGTTGCCTTGAATGGTATCACATCTCGAACCTTGATCAGTTCAACCTTTGTCAAACCATCGCTGAACGGGTTGTAATTCATTATCTTGTTCAGCCTCCAGTAGCAATTATCAATGATTATCTGATTCCTGAAATTCAGGTTGAAGATGTCCAATGCGCTTAGTTGAAACATCCCCGTCATAACCTTTGAATCCTTATCTGACACTTCATCCAAATAGCCTTTGTGGTATAGGTTGAACAGATTGGCGTTGGTGTATTGCAGCGTTCCTGTAAAACCGTTGGCCGTGTAATACAACTCTGACGGGATGCCGAAGTTCAGGTCGAATGTCGGTGTGATTGGGTTATCTAAGTGGCCTGCATACGGATACACGCTTTTCTGTTGTATGGTCGTTCCTGCGTTGTATCTGTATTTCCACGTTGGCGCAGAAGGTAGCACACCTGCATAATAAAGCACTCTGATGTTGATTGATGTAGGCTTACGACCACTCTCAATGTCTGCATCGTATATCTTCGGAATTATCCGCGAAGAGTTTCCATCGTTCACTAACGGGGTCGGAGAAAATACAATGCTTTGAACGTTCTTAGATGTCACAAAGTCGTTATCTATTGACCGCTTCCTTCTGCCGTATGTGTAGCCCTTTGAATCTTGATAGCGTTGGTTGTAATAATCCTCATCATCTTCGTAGGTATAGGTGTATTCCTTTGCCGTAAGCAGCCCTAGCGGTTGAATTGTGATGGTCTTATCCCGTGCTAGTTTGTGCGTCCAGTCCACATTTGAGCCGCCCGCATAATAGGTGAACCGTGTCTCAATTATGAGATTGGTTTCATCCAACGGGTCAACCTCAACATAAAGATTAAACATTTTGAACACCGAAAGCAGAAGGTCGGCCATCTTGACGTTCGGTATGAAGTTGTTCATGTAAACATCCGCCTCCTCAAATATCTGTTGTTCCGAAACCACATTGAAGAACCTACTACCCTCGTTCATCTCAACGGTGAAGTCTCCAAGCATGAATGTGATGGCTAATTGCTCGAACCATATCTCTACCCAAAACTCATCGCCAATGAATCCTAACGACTGCATTGATGACCATTGAAAGTTAGTGGTTGCCGTTTGTCCCGTGCCGCCCGTGTTCTCTGGAATATCAATGTCGAATACAACCGCATCAACGATGGTCGTATTGCCACCGCTTAACCTATAAACTTGAAGCAATGCAGGCAACACGTCACCGACCACGTTAGGCTGTATTCTAGTAACCGTGAAATTTAGGTTTACATTGAACTCATTGTAGCCGATAAATGCAGGTGAAAATGTGTCGTTTGTTGGATTCCATTGTCCGTTAGTGTCAACGTAGTCTTCAAACTCTAACCGCTTGAATCCATATTGAGTGTTCTGGATCATTATCGGTGTAAGTCCTGCTAACACCTCTTGATCAACATCCGATTCGGCTATCATTTGCCGTTCGTTTATTTGATCTTCCGTCAGCGTGAAGGTTTCCGAGTACCACGGAATAATGAACTTCTCAAATAATGGAGACGAAAGGAACGCGGATGTATAGGTATAATTGGCATACGCAAACAGTCTATCAACGATGGTCTTTAGAAACACCGCAGGCCGAAAGTCCTCCACATCATAAATGCGTCTATTGTCTCCATCGAACTCCCACGATAGTCCGTAGTCAATTAATGGATAGGTGTAGCCCGTTGTGTTGTACCAACTTGATTCAACGTCCGTATGTGATAGGATGTGGTCAAGGTCGCTAAAGTCAATTAGAGGCAATCCATTGTCATCAAATCCGTTAAGTTGGTCATCGCCCAAAACGGAGAATATATTCTTCAGCTTTCCTATGAAGATGACCTCATACGTGTATCGAGACAGGTCAATAGTAACCTGTCGCAATTGAACCACGCCACCCATTACCTCAATGCCGTCTGCAATTACCCTGCATTCGGCTTTCTTGTTCGGGTTGAAATTTACCTCTATGTTAGTGCTACCTGAGTTGAACGGGTTGCTGATGTTCACATCGTAAACGTGACCGAACAGAAGGTCGTTGTTCGGGGTTGATGGGCAGCGGATGGTCTTAGTGTATTCCGTGCTTCGTTTGTTCGGGTCGCGGATGTCGGCAATACCGTAATTGAACGAGAAGTCAAACCCCTCGAACACATCCAATCTCCTACCCTCGATCAGTACCTCAACCACGTTGTCTAGTATTTGTCATTGAGTAGTCGATGTCGAAAGTGTACTGCATCAGCTTATCATTCAATGATGTCTGTTTACTAATGCTCTTGCCGTCAATGTTAACCGCGATCAATTCATTGTTGATCTCTTGATAAATGACTGGAGACCCGAACAGGTCGGCCATCCATGCGCTTTCTGCATCTGTCAGGTAGTCTGTATTAACCTTCAAAGTAACCATTTCCTGAGTGTCGTATTCCGTTCGGCCTCTTGACATCTTTGTGTAATCCCACCCCGTGCCGCTGAACACCCTCGGCTGTTGAACAAAGTTAGCCCTCTTGACATCTGTTGTCTCTTCGCTCTTCAATGTGAAGTTGAACGCATCATAGCCGCCCAAACGGTTAAGCCATTGCAGACGAATAGGTGTGTACTTCGTGCATTTCTGATTAAGGTAGAATGTGAATGTTTCGCTCTTGGCAACTCCCGAACGCGTTAGCTTGATGGTGTAATAACTTGCGCCAACTAAGCAGGTGTTAATGCCTGCGGTGGTCGCTAATGCAGGGTCAACATTGGCAATGTCATAGCTGCCTACTGGAATCCGAAGGTACTTATACCCGTAGCCGCTTGCTATGCTTGCCGCGTTCGGATTCGATACCCTTGATGTGAAGGTTTGAGTGCCTGCCGAATTGAAAACGTTGATGGTGTATTCAAATCCATTGGTGGACGATGTGCTTATGAAGTGCAAAAACTGACTTTGGTCATCGTTCAGGTAGATTGTGCGGGGCGATTCGGTCAGGAAACGATTGGCCGATGTACCCATGATGTACAGATTGTAGTCGAAGTCAAGCCAATCAACGTGCTTCTTTACTCCATTCCACACACTCTTAACCGAACTGATCGTAAGATCGCCAAGTTGATACACGCCTGCCGCGTCTTTGTCCTCCTCCCTTATAAGTAGGTTGTATTCCGTATGGCTGTTTAGGCATTGGATGAATCCTTGATGGTTAGCCGATGGTATGGCAATGTCAGAACTGATAAGGCTTTGAAGGGTTCGTGACGGGTCGAAGAAAGCACGGTTCACATTGCCGTCAGTCGATGGTCGCGGATATACCCGAAAGGTCGCAATGATAGGATCTGTCGGGTAGGTGTAAGGGAGAATAAGAATCTGAAACCGCTGTGTGGCCGTGTAGTTGGTAGAATAGAACACGAAGGTATTATCGTTGTTTACTAACCCGAAATCATCGGGAGTGTCAACTATTACTACTGCCATATTGAGATAGGTTTACTCTTATGAATATAAGAACCGCCCTATCTGTTTCTGTTGAAGTTGCTGATTATCTCATCCAATGCAGCCGCGTAATCTGTAACCGCACCTTCAGCTATCGCGCCAACCATGTCATCAATTATGTCTGAGTTGTAAACATTGGTGAAGAAGTTCGTTCCTTTCGTTCCTTGTCGGCCTATCTTTCTAGCTATCAAGAACGCCAATGACTTCATTTCCTTTTCACCAAAAGCCTTGTCACTTGCCCCGAATCGAATCTTGTCACGGACGTTGGGATATGACAACCACTTCATCAATTCGCTAACGGGTGGTCGCTTCCCTGCCTTTCTACCCTCATCAACCGCACCCCAATATTCTAAAGCATCAATCAAAAAGCCTTTGCCCTCCGATTTTAGCGTCAGTTCAATGCTACCTTTTAACGCCCCGCTTGCATTGGTGTTGTTCGCGTCCAATTGGTCACCCAATCGCTGAACGAACAGGCCACCATAGACCTCAAGCTGCGCCTGAATATTCTTAAACTCCCTTGCCATTCTTTCGTTCCATTTGGCGTTCGTAGATTCCCATGTGTTTAAAGAACGTCATGGTGTTGAACAGTTCTATTATGTTCATGTTGAGGTAGAAATCCCAAAGTTCCCGCCTGCCGTTCGTGAGGCCGTGTATTGAGTAAAGCCATCCATAGACGTTGATGAACTGATCAGCTGCTCCATTGCCCGTTCTTTCATCTCCGTTCCTGTTTTCATTAAATAGGCCGCGATATTGGTCAACAATTCCACGTAACTGGATAAAAAAAAATCGGTTATGGGTTTGACGTAGGTTATCGGCATTGACTTAATTTGCTCGGCCACCGCTGCATGATCCTTGCCGTTGTAAGGTTGCTTCCAAATGCCGAACTTCAATGGTGTGCATAGACACGCGATAAGGTTGTGGAGGTTTGCGTCCACGTTCTCATCCTTCATAAAGTGAGTAAGGTCGATATACTGCCCACCCGTGATGTTCTTTAGATCTGTCTCGATGTGATACCACTTGCCACCCAATTTCACTCGGTTCTTTAGCTTGCCCGTTACTTCGCTTGAAAGGAACGCTAGGTGTTTGGTCATTATCTTGCCATGATCTTCACGGGTTATTGCCATGATGTCGTTCATGTCTGCACCTGTGAACGTGCTTATGATAGCGCACTCCGTTAGATACGGGTCACCATCCTCTTTCAGAAGTTGTCTAAAGGCTTGATATTCGCCAACGGTCACATCTGACCATGATCTCGGCACGTTTATAGTCATTG